CGTTTGAATAGCCGCAATGAATGTTTCAACAGCCCGAACCGCCTCATGCGCCCGCGCTATTGCTGTTATATCAGATGCCGGGTTCAAAAACAATTGCACCGCGTCGTTCCTGATTTCATCGCAGATTGCGGTGAAAGGCTCGTAGCCCTCAAGCTGGCGGGCCTGTGTCGCGCGCTGGCGAATATCAAGCATTTGGCATCATCCCCATCGGCTGGCCCATCGGCTGGCCCATTGGCTGCGTCATTGCCTGTTGCGCGCGGATTTGCTGCTCGTTCAGGCGAATGCCACTGTTGGCGAGTATTTTTGCAGCCTCAATGGCGAGGTCTTGGATCATCCGATCCCGCTCCCGATCGTCCTGCATTTGGGCCTTCACGAAGTCCATTTGCATCTTCTGTTGATCTGCCTGCACCCGCGCCGATGTCTTCATCTGCTCGGCCTGCAAGAATGCCGCGTTGGGGTCGCTTGGTTGTTGCTGCTGGCCCTGCGCCGCCTGGGCGGCCTGCATCATCAACTGTTGCTCCATCTGCGGGTTCATCGGCTGGTAATACCGCTCCGCATTGTGCATCCCGCCGTGGCGCAGGATGTCGGCTAGGGTGTTGCGGATGTTGGTCATCGTAACAACGCCATTCTGTGGCCCGTAGGCCTGCCAGATGCCCATTTGCGTTTGCAGCGTCTCACGCAGCACCATCGCCCGCTCTTCGTGCTTGTTAGTGCCGATGCCGACGTTAACGGTCAGGTCAGTGTCAGCCGACCATGAACGCGGGTCAACCGGCACAAACTCGCCGTTGATGCGCATCATCTCTTCGCCGCCGATGTGCTGCTTTGCCAGCTTGGCAATGATCTTGAACGCCTGCTTATAGCCGCCCTCTGCCAAGTGACGCGCAATCAACTCAGAAACCTGATTGGCGGCCTGCACGGCTGCATTGACGCCCTGCGCCGTCTGGGATTGCAGCACGTTGGCATCCAGCCCCATACCGGCCCCAGAAACGCCCGTCTTGGCCCGGATCGCCTCATCGTAATAGGTGATTGCAGGCAACAGACCGCCAGCCATGCCGCCGATGGTGATTTCCCGCAAGGCCGACACGTCTTTGGTGCGGATGACCGCGCCAATCTCGTTGTTCAGCACGTCGTCCATGTTCACAAGTTGAGAGTTTACCACCATGCGGGGGTTGTTGATCAGCGCCATGTTATCCAGCAAGCCGCGCAACAGGGCCGTGGCTGCGTCCTGATCGTCAGTGATGATTTCCACCAGCGACCGACCAAAGAACGCATGGGCCTCGGGGTCAACTTCAAACACCGCAAACGGCATCTGGTCGCAAAGTTCATATTCAAGAAGTTCATAGCTGCCGCCGCCGCAAAGGAACTTGTAGAGGCGCGGGATGCCCGTCCCTTCGATGTCCATCTTCATGTAGGCTTCGGTCAGCGTGATCTTTCGCATGGATGGGTCATTGGCGTCTTCGTCGGTGTCGGTTGAATCCCATCCCAAACGCTGCAAGGTTTCCTCCTCGTCAACCCGACCGTCTGTAGTCCCGCCCATATTATAGACGGTTTCAAAGTCAAACCCCATCGCCACAACATCGCCCACCCGCATTTCCGCGCTGTGGCCGCAAACATAACAATCCTCGATCCCGGATGCATTCCGGTCCACAAAGAAATCCTCCGGCGCTACCGCATCAATGCGGATTTCCTTGCTGCGGGTTTCTTTGGCAACTTTCAGTTCATACATCGCTGGCATGATGGTCATGCCCATTTCGTCAATCGTCGCCTCCTGCGTAACTTCTTCCTCCAAGATTTCAATCTCGGGGTCCATCCGCAGGAACTGCACCTGATCTTCGGTCAGGTCGCTGTATTCGTCGATTTCAACCGTGGCAGGCTCGTCAACGTAGACCTTCCAGATGCCGACCTTTTTCTTCAGTGCGTCGTCAATAACGTCAGACAAGATCTGGAAGCCGTTGTTGCGCTCAAAGACATAGGCCGCGTAATTAGTCTTCTGCTCGGCTTCCTGCACGGCCTGCGGTTTACGCGGCACAAACTCAACCGGGCGGCCAGACTGCAAGAACACGCGCATCAGCGACGGCTTCACCGCGCGGATGGTGTCCCGGCATTTTGTGGCGACAACCTGCGAGCGGCCGTCCTCGGCCTCCAGATCCACCTGGCCGTCAAAGTATTTCTGCGCCTTGATCCGCTGGGGTGCGATTTCGGACTCAACGAAGTCAACCGCCTCGGTGATGGCGTTCTTGATCGTGTTCTGGATCTGGTCGCGGGTGAGCTTCTTCGGCTGCATTTGTGTCTCCGTTATTGTGCGAGAAGGCCGGGGACGGTGCGCCCAGCTTGCGTTAGCGTGCGGAGCGGATCACGAAGCATGGCCTGCATTGGGTTGCTCCGCATTACCATTTGGCCAACAGCCGGGGCCAAAGCACCGCCAACACCACCGATAATTGCGCCGATCGGGCCAAGACCGGCTCCAATTGCACCACCAACACCTGCGGCCCCAAGAGCGGCTGGTAAAGCCTCAGAGATAGACCGCACGCCGCCAGGAAGCGTTGCTGGCGCAGGGCGCAGGGTTGCAGCCGCCGACCGAGTGAAATCAGTCATGGGCGTGGATCGGCCGGTTGCATATGCCTCACGGCCCTGTGCGCGGATCATGGACTGATTAAGGGCTTGCGGAGACAGGATGCCAGCTTCTGCTCCCGCCCGAGATGCTGCATCACGCACGCCGATATAATCCCGATAGGCCTCGCGGGCCTTTGCAAGTGCAGCAATGTCGTCAGTGCGATTGGCCGCGATCAATGCGGTGTCGGTCATGTCATCAAGCAAAGTCCGCAGAGCGTGCGCCGCTTCACGGGTTGCCGCATCCGGCGATACGGTCAATGCGCCGATGTCTGAGCGCCAAGTTTTCAGGCGAGACAGCGGCACATCTTTTCCAGCGGCCGCCAGTGCGCGGATTTCGTTGGCGATGCCGCGAACACGAGGGGTCAATTGCCCAGCAGGAACGCGGGCCACGTAATTTGTGGCGACATCAATCGCCGTTGCAGCCTGTGCTGTGTTCGGGATAATTGATGCGCCCGCCACCGCGCTGTCCATTTGGTCAACAAGCGACTTCTCAATGGCGGCAAGATTTGTCGGAGTTGCCACCTTTGCATCGCTCCCAAAGCGACGCATTGTTGCCGCCGTGACGGCAGCGAGTTGCTCGTCTGTTGGCTGCAAACGGCCCTCCATCCGCATCAAGGCTTGCGAGCCGCGACCTTGACCCGTGGAAACATCAACGCCGCTTTCACGCATGACGTTGGCCATGCGCGCGGTTTCGTCGTCACCAACGAATGCGCCGGGGCGAGATGCAAGCAAAGACGTTCCGATAGCGGCCGCAGCGCGTGCGTAAGGCTCAAGGGCTGTGCCTTCCGTCGCCTGTCCTGCCGCTTCGCTGGCAGCGCCGGGAAGAACGCCATAACGCAACATCGCACTCGGACCGCCCATTGCACTCGGCAGAAACTCGCCAATCGTGCCAGCATATGCGCCAGCAGTTCCGGGTGCGCGGAACTCGCTTGCGCCTCCAGTGGCGGATGCAAGCGCATCTTGAATGCTCTGGCCTGAGAGCAGTCCCGGCGCACCTGTGGCTTCTTGCGTAGTTTGCAAGTTGGTGCCGAGCAAGGCGTTTGCGCCACTGACCGCGCCCATGTTCAGCAGATCGCCAATCGTGCCGGGAAGGCCAGCAAGTTGGGCGCTGCCACGCTGAAAGCCAGCGCCTGCGCCACGCAACAACTCTCCAAACCGCTCGCCGGGGGTATCAACCGCGCCGCTGCCGATCACGTTTTCATAGATCGTCTGCCCGATGGTGCGCTCAGGCTGCATCATGGATGTCGCCTGCTCATTGGCGGCTGCGGCTGCTTCTGCCGATCCGGGCTGCATTTGCAGCGTGCCAGCCTTGGCAGCGGCAACACGGTCACGCATCAACAAGCCATCAATGGCGCGCTTCATGGTGGCCTGATCGGTGCCTTCTGGAAACTCCAGAATGCGGCCGTCGGAAAGTTCGACCTCGATCATTCAAAGGCTCCTGTTTCCAAATTGTAGCGCAAACGAGTTTTAGGCCCCCCTTGAGGCTCTGTTGTTCCGGCGGCAGGTGTTTGAATGCGCTTTGCAGCGCGTTCACGCCCTGTGCGGACAACTTCTTCATAGTCCGAAAGAGCGTCAAGGAAGGCTGGCGTGCTGGTTGCGCTATCCATGCGGCTAATCGCCCTTGTTGCAGTCTGGCCTTCCGCGTTGGAAAGCGCACCCATGCCACGCAGTTGGTCGATAGCCGTCAAGAAGCCACCGCTCAAAAGCTGCTCAAGGCGGTTTTGGAAGTCATAACCCGGCGTTCCTGGGACTACGTTAAAGACAGACGATGCCCCAGTCGCAAGTTCAAGACCCGGATCTGATCTCAACTCAGAGATCAATTGCAGCGTGGTGTCCGCTGTCGCAACATCAACTGGCGCGGCAACAGCAGCCTCGCCTAGAGCCGTGCCGACTGCGCGTGCTTCTGCCGCCAAGCCAGCCCCACGGGTTGCCATAAACTCCTCATACTTGCCATCACCACCTTCAGCCTGCGGCTTAAAGCCAGCGGCGCGAGCCTGCATGTCAAGCGCGGTGAACGCAGCGGGCGTCATGGCTTCTTGCTCCGGCCCTTGGTAAATTACCTCTCCCGTAAGCGGGTTGACGATGTTGCCGCCGACCACAACACCGCGCTCCGCGCCCGCACCCGGCGTGAGCGCAATTCTCAGCGCATCCGCCGCAGGCAAACCGCCTTCAATCGCTGCGGCCAAATCATCACGGCCGCGTGAGCGAAGCCATGCGACGGTGGCGTTCTTTTGGCGGTCAGTGGCGCGACCCTCAATGTCCCCCTGCAACTGGCCTATCAAGGCTTGGTTTGGGTTGAGAGCCAAGCCCTCAAGAGCGATGGCAAGACGCTGGCGGGTATCGCGTCCTTGCGGCCCAAAGAAGCCTCCCAGAAGGCCGCGCTGTTGTTGGGGTGCCATTGGCGCTTGTTGGGGCATGGCCGCGCTGGATGGCGCTCCTGTGGCCTGTGCTGGCATTTGCGCGGGCATGGGCTGCCCGATGCCAGCGCGGCGCA